AGCGGTTCCGGCGGAGTGCTGATTTTGCACCAAGCAAAAGCGGTATGCTCGCCATTTAAACGTGGATCAAACCGTTCACCAACTCGCTGGATAAAAGTTGTGTAATCAACCGGATCGCCAATAGGCGGAACTGGATTGATATTTTCAGATGGAATCGGCGCTTGATTGTCGGAAATCCGACGAGTCCAAACGTAACGCTCGCCTTCCGGCAAAAAGCCTAATTCTTCAACGCATTCGCGTTTGGCAGCCTGTTCAGTTGTTTCGTCATCTTCCTGATGCCCGCCAGGGAAGCACCAAGCGCCCGGCCAATCACCGCCAGGGCCGCGCTTTAACAGCAGCGTTTCGCCTTCATCAGTCACAAACATAATGCCGGCAGCGCGAATCATCAGATTGCTAGTTTCCGGTCAAAAAACGGTGAAGCACTAAAAAATCCGACTTAATAGATTTTGATATTGCATGATAGCATTTTTTTTATTGCCTGCACAAGCACGCAATAAAAATACTCGAAATTAATAACTTTACTAAAAAGCCATTAACTTTATGTCGTAGATTGCCTTTTTTAATTCGGAAACCAGTGTTTTAGGCAAGCCATAAACGGATTCAAACACCGCAAGCAATTCATCGTAATACCAAATAGTTTGCTCGCGCGGAACGCTAAATTTATCAAACACCGCCAAACCCATCGTCCGCAAATCGGATACGATAGCCCGAGCGTTGTAGAGTTTGTCGCATGCCGACACTAGCAAGGTATCCGGCGGTGATTTTGCCAAATGCTGGATGTAGGTTTCTTTCCGTTCCCGCCAAAGTGCTTTCTTGCCGAAAGCATCCGGCACTCCATCAGTGCAACCTTCAATGATTTCGGCAACCCTGTCGCCAAATTGAATGCGCACAGCTTCACGGTGCTGTTCGCCGCAATCTTCAATCACGTCATGCAACACTGCGGCAATCGTTTGATCTTCGTCCCCGCCATACTCCAACACCAACGCGCAAACGCCCATCAAATGCGCCAGATATGGGATTGATGTCCCTTTGCGAAGCTGGCCGTTATGCGCGTTTGCGGCATAGTCAATTGCTTGATGAAGGCGGGGAAATCGATTGTTCATTTTTTCTTTTTGCCTTTGTTTGAGGATTTTTCTACCTCAAATTCTTTTTCAAACTCCGCAAACATTTCCTCCATTTCACGGGGAACGCTCACGCCAGTTTTTTTGTTGGGATCAAGCGGACGGCAATCCGCATAATCCAACGCATCTTCATGATATTTCACCATTTATCCTTCCGCCACCAATTTAGGGCTTTTGCCTACATCGTCAGAATTGTCCCGAAAACTCCACTTGTCAACCAAAGATTTAACGCTATCAAAGGAATTTTCGTTAGTTTTATTACCCAAAATAATACCGGGAGGAACAAAACGCCCGCCGGGCTTCAAAAAGCGTTTTACACCACGCACTGCCGATTGCTGCGGAGGCACAAACATATAATGTGCCTCAATTCGATAGCCTTGGTTTTTAAAATTGTTTACCGCAGCAATTGCTTTTTCTGTGTTTTTCATCGTCGCATCTTGAACAATGTTCAAACCAAATTTTTGTGCTTTTTGAGTCAAATAATCAAACAAATCAGAAGATTCTTCATGAACAGAAGCGGCATTCCATCCTTCATATTCAGGAAGCATTTCTTTAATAGCATCGCTGTCAAGAACAATGTTTTTGTTTGGATCATAAACATTGCCCTTAAACCAAGATTTACCACTTCCACCGCGTCCACCAAGAATAGTGAATGTCGGTTTTTCTCCCTTGGGCGGTTTGGCATTTTGGATAGTTGTTCGGTTCAAAAATTTTTTGATGATGACAGCGTGAACCTTTTTGCGTTCAGGCGTGTATTCACCATTCTTTTTGAATTTTGTAATTGTCTCTGGCGTTTTTGCCAAGCGATTATTAATTTCTTGAATTTTTTTTGCAGTATCCGGCGGAAAGTTTTTTAGAATTTGATCTTCCGTTACGTTTGTGTCAATTTTTTTGGCAGCATATTTGACAGCAGAGATTTTTTTGGCGGTAGATTTTTCGCCTTTTTTTTCTTCGCCGCCTTTTTCTTTTTGCTTGTTTTCTTTTTCGCCTTGGCCTTCTTTGCCTTTTTCAGCCTTTTTTTCGGCTTTGCTTTCTTTGCCTTTGCCGCCTTCTGATGCGGCTTTGGAGCCAAAGCGGCCATCTTTCGCGCGAGGATGATCTTCTTCTTTGAAATTTGATTCGCCTGCATCGCTGCGCGCAATCGGAAATTCCGATTCAATGCGATTAATCAAACGACCAATTTTTGTGATGGCTTTGGTTGTCGCGGCAGTGATTTGGTGCGGAAAAGGTTTGCGGTTTAACGTCGCATCAATGCGTTGTTCAATGCCTTTGATGCGATCAATTTCCTGCGGCAAAGTTTCTTTCAACGCAGGTGAAACCGTATGCGCCATTGCATTCCTGCGGCCAAGAATTCGATCAATTCGATTAATGATATCATCTGCGGATTGCATCGATTTTTTCCTTTGCTTCTTGCAGTGCCGTTTTGCCTTTGGCGGTGATCATATTTTCGGGAAGGTCCCGCAAATTATAAATAAATCGGTAAAAACACCGGCAAAAAATTTCTTCACCGGGTGTGGTGATATCATCCGAATATCCATCTGATCCGGCTTTCATTAAGCCTTGTTTTAGCGCCCAATTATCGCGCACGGCATAAACGTGCATATCGCGTTCTTTGTGGTCGCGCCGATAATCATAATTGACTTGCCGCCAGTGCGAATGCCATTCGCCTGCCAATGCCCCGCCATCGCGCGCCAGGATATCCGATAGCGACGATATTAATTTATGACTTTGATCGATAATCACCCGGCGTTCTTCAAATGGCAATTGCTTAAGAGATTTTTTGATGTTGTCTTTGGTTTCGTTTTTATCCACCGCATCCGATCCGCCAGCCGGAATGGATGTGGCCCAGCCACTGAATCGTTGCAGGGTTTTTTGAATGGAGGCTTCTCGATTGAGTTTAATTAGCTGGGCTGATGCCATAATCCGTCGATCCAATTCGGATCGCAAAGCCGGCTTGACCTTTTCCAGAGTAAACCGCGACACACCAGGATGCTGTTTGAGAATGCCACCACGTTCAATTAACCGCGTGTATAACCCCTGCATGGCGCTGTTAAGCGTGGCTTGAATGACTTGCGGCGAGGTCATGTCCCGCGCTGCCGCTTCCGCAATTTCAGCCATCCAAAAATCTACACGTTGCTGGCTGTCATAACCGTGTTCGGAAATATCCCGCACCGCCAAGGTGACGACTTCATAAAAATTCAGAGTTTTGCCATCGCGTTTCATTGGCCGATTCGCTCTATTTCAGCATCCAAGGTTTCTATTTTTTCAGCCAATCCGACGAAAGCCAATAAATCATTTCGCAGATCGGCAAGAGTTGTCATTGCCGTCGCGCGCATTGCGCGCAAGCGGTCGGCATCGATTCTCCGGCTTGAAATGCGGTGCAATTCTATCATTTCATCATCATTAGCCCACCGGGCGGGCGATGGGGAGAGAACACCACCCGCCCGGCAGTAACGCGATGACGCAGCACCATCATCGCGCATTTCAGAAATGTTCGGGCTTGGGTTCTGCCGTTGCCTGTTGCGGCTGCGGCGGTTCATAATCGCGCAATGCCTCATAATCCAGAACAAGCGGTTGCGGAAACAACAATTTGTTTTCGCTTGATGTTTCAATTGCCCATTCAATCACGCGAGCGCGATTTGCCGGGTCCATTTGCGGCAGCAAAATTTCCATCATGGACATGACGGCTTTTTGCCGCACATCTTCAATTTTTGAATCAGAATCCGGGTCTTTCAACAAAGAAGGCCATACGGCATGGAAACTATTTTTCCAGCGATAAAATGCATCGTTATATGAAACATCCTTATAATCCGGGAAATCATTTTGAATGATTTCATAGAATTCAGGATTCCATGCGCGACGCATTACAATATCATCAAAAAATTCATAGACGGGATTTAACCATTCCCGAATGCTGTCGATGTATCGGGCAATATTTTTGGCGTCTTCAGTGCCTTCGCCAAAGCCAGCCACCAGCGTTTCATTGTCCAGCAATTTGGCCGGCATATCGGCGGCAGTGGCAATGTTTTTGATAATATTGGTGCGGGAATAAGTTCCCGCGCCATCAACATTCTGCATGTCTAGAGATGTGATATCTTCTTCCAAATCAATGGACATGACGTTGTTGGTTTGTGCTTCTTTGAGCAGTTGGCGTTTAACGCCCGCCAAACGCTGCATGGCGCTGTCAATGATGGAGCCTGGGGCTTTTAGCTTGGCAATGAGCAAGCCCAGCTTGCGCGCCACCATGTCGTCCGCAATCATGGTGTTGACGTAAGACTTTAGCGGGAACAATGCCCGTTGATAAACCGACCGGCCAACGTAGCCAAAGGCGGAAGTGGTGTATTCGATATAAATGGGACGTTCGTTCATCAACACCACGGCACGGCTGCGATGATACGCAACGCCGGCAGATGTGATGATGCTGTGTTTTTGAAAATCTGGTGCGTTCGGGTCTTGGTTTAATACCAGAGAGCCAGCAGTATTCAATGGATCGAGGATGTTAAAAAATATCGAAAGGTCTGCCAATTTTTCTGGCGGAATTTCTTTGTCTGGCGGAACATCCTCTGCACCCAAAATAATAGATCCAACGCCATAAATTCGCGCTACGCCGGCCATTTGAGCAATGTATGTGTCCGCGTTGATTTTTTTCCATTCGGCTTCAAATGCCTGCCGAACGCGATCTTCCGGCGCATTTGTGATGCTGATTTGCCGCTTTTGGCTTTGCGCCATTTCAATCGGCGCATCAGCCATTTTTCGGCCAAGAGGATGATAAGCGTAAATTGTTTTGCAGGTTTGATACGATGCATCGCTGCCCGGCATGATTTCGTCGCACAGCAACAATTGCTGTAATGACGTGCCAACGCCCGTGCCGGTGATGTTAATCGTAGACATGTTTAATTGTCCGCCATTTGCTGCGACAAGCTAAAGTGATTTGCTAGATGACATTGCACGGATGCGCTTGCGTTTTCAACCAAGATCATCCCGGTTTCATTTAGCGCCTGTTCCAGAATGTCAGATGGAACGCGAAAGCCACGCTGAAACAAAGCGAGGGTTAGTTTAGCTACGGGAGGCATTAACCATATCCTTTGTTGTTGCCCAGCGAAATTGCCACGGCATACGTGAATGTATCAAAAGCATCGTCAGAGCGGGTTGCTGCTTGCTTATCGCCAATGCGGAAACTAACCACTTGAGACCACAAATGGTTGCGCGTTTGGCCTTTGAAATTGGTTGTTTTTTCGTGCGCATAACGGGAAAATTTAACTTTCCCCTGGTAAACAAAACCGGAAACATTGATGGCGCGGCCATCTTTGCCGGCTGAAGTCAATTTGGACGGCAACGCCTGGGCCGGCAAACCGCGATTTGCGCACTGTTGCAACAGGATGCTGCCCGACTGGGCATCCTCAATAAAAGCCCCGCCGGAACCCATCCGAGCCTTGCACTGGGTTGCCAATTCTTCGCAACGGCGAAAAACATTCGGAATCCAGTTTTCTAACATCGCGCCATCAATCGAAACCAAATCCCAATCCAAACAAATCAGCGGGGTGCCAACCATCGAATTATAAGCCCAGTAACTGACGGCGGTTGCGTCGTGATTTGTGCCTTGCTTAACTGCTGTATCAATGACCGCATAAACCATATCGCAATGCGCGGGATAATCGACCGGCTGACCATCCGAACCAAGCAGAAATTCCGGTGCGAAAAAACAAGCGCCGCTGAAATCCACGAATTCAGCCATATATTCCTGCTGATAAACCAGAGGATGATTTTGCTCTTTTAGCAATTCCAATTCGTCTTTTGGAAGATAAGGATTGCTGTGCGTCGGCGCATGAAATTGCGTAAAACCATGCTCTGGCTCATTGCAAATTTGCCAAAAAAAATTGTCGGATTCGATGCCGTTGGGAGTGCTGGCAGCGATAGCTGATCCGCGATAATCCAACAAAGCCGGTTTGATGGCAGTTTGCCAAACTCTCAACATATTTGGTTTTGTGAATCCAGCTTCGTCAATTAGGGCTTTGTGATATTTCCGGCTACGTCCCGCCCGTTCGTTTTCCAGGGTCCAAAAATCAATTCTTCCGCCGGATCTAGTATGAATAACGCCTTCAATTTTTGACGCTGATCGTTTTACTGGCTCTAAAATGTCAAGCATTTCATTGTAAGTTTCTGCCAGGATTTTATAATTTGGCGCAAAAAATCCGATGGATTCTCCACGCGCTGCCCCGTCGCATGCAATGGCTGCCATCAAAACTGTTTTGCCAAATCGCCGGCCACAGCGCAAAGCCTTAAAGCGTCCTTTAGCTTTGTATGCTGTGATTTGGCCGGCATGCAGCGTCGGTAAATATACGGTCGCCATTATTTTTCAACAGGCGGCAATCCGCCTTCAATTTTGATGGTGTTGTTGCCATCCAAATTTTGTTTATCTCGCTCTTGCCAGCCCATGCGAGATTTTGCCCAAAAAATCGCAGCAGCGACATTGTTGCCGCTGGTTGCCATTTTGAATAGGCTTTGAGCGACCTTGGCATTGGCTTCGATCGCAGCAGTATCCAATTCGTCGCGGAAATGCTTTTCCAGCGTGTGAACGCTGCCAACTCCAATCACCCGGCAAATATCTTTTTGAGATATGCCGAATGCGGCCAACGATTTAACCGTCTTGCGTTGATCCGGCGTAAATTTAAGCGGCGGTCTGCCCACGGTTTTTGCTCATTTCATTAAATGTTTTACCTTCATGCTCTAATATAGCATCTTGCCCAGTAAATTCCTGCCAGCGTTTTACTGCGACATCTATGTATGCCGGATTTAGTTCAATCGCATGGCATGCTCGTCCGGTCATTTCCGCTGCGATAATGGTGGTGCCTGAGCCACTAAACGGTTCGTAAACGGCTTGTCCGGCGCTGCTGTTGTTTTCAATCGGACGCTTCATGCATTCAATAGGTTTTTGAGTGCTGTGGCCGGTTTCCGATTTTTTGGGTTTATCAATTTGCCATAAATTTGTTTGTTTGCGTCCACCATCATAATGCCCCGGCTTGCCTTTGCGCACGGCATACCAACAAGGTTCATGTTGCCAATGATAATCACCTCTCGACATAACCATTTGAGATTTTGCCCATATAATTTGCGATCTGAGCAAAAGTCCATTTTTTATTAAACTATCCGCCACAACACCTGTGAATATATCGGCATGCCAAATATACGCGACATCACCAGGAAACAACGCCCAAGCCTCAGACCAATCGGCTTTGTCATCATTAAGAACTTTTCCCGTTGCGGCAGATGTTATATTTAATCCGGCTTTTTCTCGCCAGCTTGCATCATACTCGACCCCATACGGCGGATCAGTCACCATCAAGTGCGGTGTGACGCCATTCAACGCTTTTGACACGGTGTCGGCTTCCGTGCTGCTGCCGCAAACCAGCCGGTGGCGACCTAGTATCCAAACGTCACCCAGCACTGAAACTGGAACCGCAGGCACTTCAGGCACATCATCGGGATCGGTTAATCCTTCCGTGCCATCATTCAGCAATTCGCCAATTTCATCCAAACCAAATCCGGTCAATTCCAGATCAAAGCCTTCATCTTTTAGCGATAGCAATTCCAGTTTGAGCAAATCCGCATCCCAACCTGCATCCAGCGCCATGCGGTTATCAGCGAGGATGTATGCGCGCCTTTGAGCGTCGGTTAGATGCCCCAGTTCGATTACTGGCACCATTGCCAG